CTTAATCTCTATTGGTTCTCTATCTAATTGCTTTTGAAGCATAAAAAGGTATGAAAAGCCAGTCAAAGTAACTAAGCCATCACAAGTAACATTCCAAGTAGCCACATCGTTCTTATATTCTCTAAACCACGCACTTGATTGAGAAGTTACCTCTTTTTGGTCAACTGTTACGTTAAAAGCACAATTTGTACTACACGCAAAAGCTACATCTGTGTCATCCTCTATTCTATGAAAATAAAGCATTACGTTTTTACCTATTACTGCTGCCATATTACAAATTTAATCATTTTATCTTATCCGTATGCCTCTAAAATTTCACCGCTTGAACTAATTTTAAACGCTTGGAATGAAGTATCTGTTGTCATTACCTTCCACCATAAAGAAGCACCATTGAATGCCGTGCCTAATGTTTCATCGGTATAGTAAATATCTCCAATTGTTGGTACACCAGCATCTTCTAAGTAAATTAAGTTACTTGTCAATGGAGCAGCATACGCTTCTTCCTTAGTCATATAAGCCGTTGACCTAAAGTGTCCGTATCCTGTTATTTCAGTTGATAAGTTATTGCTATCGTAAATTGTTGTCATTGTGGTTTCAATATTAGATGGGTTAATATCTAATAAAGTAGCCGTAATAACATCGTTTGGTAAATCCATTGTAGAGTTACCAATTACATATTTTTTGCTATTTACACTTATTTGTGCTGGGTCAGTATCAGCAGCCGTAATTCTCATTGCACCGCTAAATCTGCCATCAGTCGTTTCCATACTCATAAATGAAGCATCCAAGTTGATAATATTCTTATTTAAACAGTTTGAATATTGCTTAACTACTAACTCACTTAGGCTTCTATAAGTTTGTGTTGGGTATTCTTGTCTATACCAATTCTTTAAGTTTAATCCGCTTGAATCGCTTAAAAATCCTCTATAATTAAAGAACCCATCGTTTATATCATTAAATCCTAACGGCAAATCAATCTCATAAACATACTCCTCTGAATCATTTAAAAAACTCTCCGTTGTTACTTGCTTAAAGTATGTTTCAATAGTTAATTGAAAATTACTTGCCTCAATTGAACCAACAGTTGATTTCCAATAAGGTGCTGGAGTAGCACATAAAATTAATTCTATTGTCAAATCGCCTCCAATTGGTAACAAAGGCATTGTCAAATCTAAGTTATTTGTAGGCTCTGTTGAACTAAATGGAACGTAAAAATAATGGTCGTTGAATGTTGTACTTACCCATTGTTTGTTATCGTCTAAAAATACTGCACTTGTTCCATCATCCACTAATATCTTAAGAATAAATAAAGCCTCTGGTCCACTTGCAGGAACTCCCAATCCAGCTACATCAAATGATAATTTTAATACATCACTTGTGTTTACTTTAGGTAAATTTATAGGTCTAACCAATGCAGTATAAGGACTTGAAATTGAGTACTGCATTATGAAAGAATTGGTTTTCTTCTCTGGGTATGATTTAACATAAATAATCCCATCAACATATCTTTCTTCATCCCAAGAATATGCATTTCCTTCTGTTGGACTTACAAAAGTATAATTCTTTAAATCCCAGTTAGTAATGTAGTTATTTGGGTATTCAATTACTTTATCAAATCTAATCTTATTAAATCCCTTTCTAATTAATTTAAATTGGCTATTATCTACAAAATATAAACCGCTTGTGTTAGCACTATATCCTTGTATTTGTCCTGTGTCGCTAATTACTAAATCATTATTTAATGTACCATCACTATTGTAAATAGTAGCGTAATATGAATCTTGTGCAAATTGCGTTAAAGGAACTATGTAAAAGTTTCCTTTTGCTTGGAATAATCTTGAACCAAAACTCTTTACTATTTGTGTTAATACATCAAGGCAATTAGTTGCTTCTTGATTATTATTTATAAAAGTAGCGTAATTAATATAAGATTGGCTTAGTGAGTCAGCAGCAGGGTCATCCGTTCTATTATCCATACCTTCTGCGTAAAAACTAACTCCACTAACTATATCATAATCCAATGGATATTGAAGGCTTAACAAAGCCGTCTTAATATAAAATAAAGCAGTAAATGTATCAACTAAAGTAGTATCATCTGCAATAAAAAAAGGTATTCTTTCAAGCATACCTAAACCATCAATTGCATTAAAAGCTAATTCTTTTCTACCTGTCGAGAATAGATATTGAACATTGTCGCTAAGTACCCATCCTTGAAAATCAGTTACACCACCACTTACAACTTTAGCAAAATACTTTCTATCATTTAAAGTAGTAAAGTCTGGCATATTTTCTACATCATCCGTAACATCTATTGCAACGTTTAATTGACTTACATAAATAGGCTCAAATGCATCATCACTTCTTGGGATATATTGTATTTGTAAACTTATAGCAGGATAATCTATAATCTCACCAGCATAGCCATCTTCATAAATATTTACTACACTTGTAACATCCGATTTAGTTGCTGCCGTTATTCTATATTTAATTTCGTATGCCATTAGTTGCCTCTTCTAATATTTAAGTTGTTGTTTGCTCTTTGAGTTGCCAAAACCAAATCAGAACCCTTCAATAAGAACTCACCTAAGAAATTACCACCCCCCATTCCCATTCCTCCAGTTACTACACCAGCAGCAGGAGCAACACCACCAGTAATTGCAGACATAATAGCTTGAAATAATAATGCTTGTGCAACCATTGAAGCCAACTGAATAACTATTTGCTTAAAGGCTGCTTGAAGTGCTAATCCAATATCTTCACCCATAACCATTGCTTGAACAACGCTATCAAAAGCTGGAGCAAGTAAATTAGTTATTGCTTGTGTTTGTTGTAACTGAAAGTTTAATAATTGTTGTGCTTTTGCTGCTTCTAAAGTATCATTAGCTAATTGAATAGCATCATAACTTGTATTTTGACCACTTATTGTTTGTGGTGCTTGTGGTAATGTAGGTGCTTGACCTCTTTCCATTAAAATAGGAGCAGCCATTTCTGGAGTTATTGCTCTTGCTTGACCACCTATCTTTTGTATGTTTTCAGCTACTTGTTTTGTTGATGTAGCTAATTGCTTTGCACCTTTATCTAACTTGTAAAAAGGATTATCTAATGCTAATGTAATAGTATTAGTTAATTCTTGATTCAAATTAATAATTCCACTTCTTAAACTTAATGCTGCATTACGAGCATCTATGTTTGCATTCTTTGCTTTACTAATTGCACTTGCTTGATAAACCGAAGCATCTGCATAACCATTTATGGCTAATTTAGTAGTTTCTAAAGTTGCATAATATTCCCTTCCTGTTTGAACTATCTTTTTATTCGCATCTGCTAAAGCAATTGTCTTATTAGCAATTTCATCAATATATCTTGATGTTATAGCTTGTGCAACTAATGCTTGTGTATATAAATCAACTGCTGCTCTTGCTTGGTCAACATTCGTAATTGTTGAAGCATAAGAAGCATTTACTTTGCTTAATTCATTTTTTACCGCCTTTAATGCCTCTGCCCTTCTTTCATCACTAACACTCGCATTATTTGTAATATTTAAATAGGCTTGTAATCGTATTCCTGTTTCACTTGCTTCGGCTCTTGCATCTCTTAATCCTTGTGCAAATTTTTCTTCTGCTTTTGTAGCTTCATTTGTACCACTTATAAAATCTGCTATTTTCGGACCGAATGCGACCAATATAGAAGAAACTGCACCCAAAGCTAAACCAATACCAGCTGGACCCATCAAACCACTCGCCATTGCTTTTAAAGCACCACCAGCACCACCAGCATCCTTACTTAATCTTTGAAATGATTCTAATAAAGGGTTCAAGTTATTCGCAATACCTATAAATCCATAAGGAGCATCTTGTGCAACCCTTGATAAGTTTGTTAAAGCATTTGTTGCTTGATTGCTTGTATTTGGCAACGTTTTAAACGCATTACCTAAACTTTGTGTTGCGGTAACTGTTTCTTGTATATTTTGAACCGCTTGTTTATTGTCAGCGGTAATCGTAATTTTTAACGTTTCTTGTGCCATTTTATTATTTTACTCCATACAACTTTAATGTCCTTGCCAATTGCTCATCCGTTAGTTTTGGCGAATCTTCTACATCCGTAGTTTCATCACTTGGTAAAGGGAAAAACGATTTAATACTTTTAGGACTTTTATCAGTTGTATTTGCCTTATATATTAAATAACTAACCATCCTTGTCCTTTCCCATTCCTTAATTTGCCTATTCTCATAAGCCTTTTTATATAATAAAAATTCTCGCCACGTCAATTGCCAAAACTCGTTAATCGTTAAGCCAACTTCAATAGCGAGAATAATTATTGAGTCCCAACTATAAAACCCTAATTTTTTTTTTCATCCGTGCCTTTCTCTGGCTTCAAGTCTGGTGTCATAGAGTCTTGCATATACTTCATAAATGCAACCAATTGACCATCTTTTGCAGATAACCCACCAACTTCATCAATCCATTCGCACACTTCAAATTCTGTGAAGTCAATAGGCTTTTTAAGGCTCTTATATCCACTTTCGGCAGCAGCTTGTACAATATGGACAATCGTGTCCAAGTCATAAATTCCGCCTGATAAAACTTCAATTAGCTGCATTAGGTTTTTATCCTCTAACTCGCAAAATCGTTTCATCGCCCAAGTTCCCCACTTAAGAGGTATTGTGTTGTTGTTGGTCTTAAGTTCAAACATATGTTTATGGTTTTATTATACAGTTTCAGTCTGTGTCAATGGAGGTGTAGTTACTACGAAAGTTGCAGTAAATTTCACATCATCTTTATCATCAGCAGTTACACCGAAATCGCTAATAAACACTTGACCGCTATAAGTAATATCTCCAGCAGTTGGTGTTGCTTTACCCATCTTAATATTGAAAGATGTTTTAGCAGCGTGAGCAGCATACAATTGTTGGTAGCTATCTTTAGCTGGTGTACCTGTTTCATCAATTGCAAAACCTTCGCACTCGATAGTTTGAGAGAAAGAAGGACTTGGAGTGTAAGAATCACCACACTTAGAAGTAGCATCAATTGTACCTAAAGTTGATGTGATTGAGTTAGATGTCAAACAAGCAACTGGCTTGAATGTTGCATCTCCGTCTATGTCAGCTAAGAGGATATAATCTCTACCGCTTACTTTTGTTTCTGCCATTTTATTTAATTTTAATTTTGAGTTATGGTTATGTTATAAGTTATTAATACTCTAAAAACGTTATCCAAAGGGTTTAAGCCATCTAAATTCCTAATGCTTTCCACACTTAAACTTGAAGCAGTAAACCCATTTGATAGGGTTATTACTGTATCAGAGTTTATATCATCCAGCACTAAATCACTTATCGCCTCTGCACGTTTATAGCCAAAGTTAGCATTTTTTGTAATAATATCAACTGTGATTGAAATACTATTTGTGTAACCAGTTTTGCCTTGTTCTTGACTTGAAGTTCTACCAGTCATAACAATATACTCATCTCCCGCACCATCTGGTGCAAAACCATCGTAAACAACCAATCCACTCGCACTTGTCAAGTTGGTATAAAACCACTTCTTTATTTCAATATTAGGATTTAGCATCTAATAACTTTTTTAGTCTTTCTATTAATTTTGGTTTCTCTGTTTCATACGAAGGTATCAAAAATGGTTGTGGTCTTATGTTTACTGTTCTTACACCTTTACCCTTAAATAATATAGCCAAATCTTCATATCCTGCTGGAATCCTAACTTCTCCACCTGTACCAAATTCTATATAAGCCGAATATTTAGCCTTAGCCTCTACCTCGTATGTCAAATCATTTACAGGTTCAATAGATATTTGACCTCTTAAAAATCCTAAATCAATAGGAGCAAGTCGCTTTGCATCACTCATAATCTTTAAAGCAGATGAATTAATCTCATCTCCTACATCTTGCCTTAAATGTTTATCCATTGTTTTTAAAGCATTCTCAACTTCCTTTATTCCAGTCAAATTAAGTCCAAATGCCATTATTTGTAAATTATTAGTTCTAAGAACCTATTTTGATTCTCTACATTCTTAATAGAATGGATAGTATAACGGCTACCTTCAATCTCAACTTCGTAATCATCGTTAATAGTAACTCCATATCTAATATAAAGCGTGTTTCTTTGGTCAAATTGTAATTCAAGGTCATCTATTGCCCTTGCTTGATTATCGGGTCTTAAATCGCCCCAAACTGTGCTTTGTAGGGCAAATGTGGTTGTGTACCCACCTTGACCATCGCTTGTCTTGGTTGCAGCATAGATTTTAACCTCACGAGTCATCGTGTTGGCATCAACATAATTTGCTTTCGCTTTACCTAACTTCATATTATAAAATTGGGCTTATTCTTGTCCAACGTTGACACGCTTTCCAAGCCTTGTTACAAATACCTGTGTCGCTATCTAAACCTCTATTTTCGTAGTCATAGCTTACTTGGTCTAAAATAGCCAATTTAAGGTCAGTTGGGATGGTTGTGTAACCAGCCTCATAAGTAGCCTTCAAATTAGCATATCTTGGATAAACCAACTTAGGGAACTCATCCCCGATTAATTGTAGGTCTGTTCCTGTAATCTCTAATCCATCTTGTTCCATATCAAACAACTCAAATGTAGTAATGTCAATTGGACCGAATGGAATATCAAAGTTTCCACTAATATTATTGAAATATGTAGTTATGTCTTTTGGTATCAAACTCAATCCTGTTGCCACTTCGATAGCTTCTCTTGCTTGTGTAATCATTAATGTGATTAATGTATCATCAGCCGTTGTTGTTACCCTACAATAGTTTTTAGCCTCTGCAAGTGTAACTGGTTCAACTATCGGTGCTACTGGAACGGCACTAAAGTCATTAATATAATTGGAATAAGCCATATACTTCTTTTTACAAAATTACTTAATTTATTTCAATAAAAAACCCCCACCGAATTGGTAGGGGTCATTTATTTACTAAACCTTAAAATTAAGCTACGTTACCCATATCCGCGTAAATCGCTGATGTTGTAAGCATTAAATTTATGTCTTCGTAGCACTCGATTCTCGCAGTTACCAAGTTCTTTTGGAAGTTTTCGCCATTCTCATAAGAGAACTCGATTGCTAATCCTTCAACTTCAACTCTCTCTAAGTAGCTATTATCGAAGATTAATACTTTGTCATCAGTTACCCAAGATGCAGATACAACTGGAACACCCCAGATTGTGATACCGCCGTTAGGGCTAACAACTACTGAACCGTTACCAGCATAGTAACCAGCAGCAACAGTTGCTTTCAATAAGCGACCCATTTGCGTTTGAGATACTAAAGCATAAGAAGGAACGAAGTTTGCAGTCTTTTGGTTACCGATGTAATCAATCAATTGTAATAAATCGTTAGTTTCCGCAGTTGTAGTAGAACCAGTTGCAGCGCCAGACACAGTTGTGAAGAATGCAGCGTTCTCAGCCTTGAAGAAATCTCTTTGTAACATTCTTGGTAAAGTTTGAGTCATAAAAGGTAATGACTTCAACATTTGCTTAGAGAAAGTAGAGAAACCAGCTAAGTAATCGTTTACAACTTTAACTTCAGTCAAAGAGTAGTTGTTCTCACCTTTGTTAGAACCTTCAGTTTGAGCAGCGATGTTGTTAGTTAAACCAGCATCTTCACGATAGTAAACATATAATCCGCTTTCGCTTCTTACAGTTGGGATTAAATCACGGAAGTTCAAACTTTGTGCTGGTTGGATAGCTGGGTTTGGAGCATAAGATGCTTGAGCATCACCACTTAAGTTACCAGATAAAGTCATAGTCTTAACATCTGATAAATCTAAACGATACTTACCATTGTTCTTCAAAGACTTCTCCATTGCATCGAAATTACCATCTAATTTCTCTAAAATAACTTCATCGATGTGCTTTACTTCTTTCTTAGCAGCTTTCTTTTGAGCAGCTAATTGACCATCGATTTGTTTTTGTAACTCGTCTTTTACAACAGTTACTTGTGCAGCCACCTCTTTAATTTGGGCTTCTGCATTAG